AGCCAAGTGCACGGCAGCGATGTACTCTTGGCATGTGTGTCACTCCTCATGCAATCCGATGACGATTGCCAATCCGATAAGCAGTATCACCACAGCAATCATCACTATTAGTGGCGTGAATACTAGCAGCCAACTCCATGCAATCAAGCCGAATAGCTTGGCCAGCACGAATATTAGTGTGAGCAGTAATAAGAAATTGCACATGCTAAATCTTCCTCCAATCTTGATATGCGGAACTATTCGTCGGTTTCATTCGTTTGCCCAATACCTTTGTACTGATATGGGTTTGTGTCTTCACCGTTAAGGTATTCGATGTAGTAATGCTTAGGCTTGATGTGTCCCTTGTCAGCATTCCATTCGAGATTGAGACGAACTAGCCCGTGATCTGGAAAGCTACTGATATATTTGCCATCAACCCAAACACATGGCACGTCATTAATGTCATCGAACTCGATGCGAACATGCGGAGTGCTTGTGCGCTGCGATGACTGCCCTTGCTTTTGATGATAGTCGTTCAATGCTTTGTCTAGCTCTGCAATGAACGACTTGCTGAATTTTAGATCATCAGATAGCGTGACGCCTTTGATCTTGCACGATATGTTCTCACTGATCTCTTTGAGTTTTGTCATGATTTTTCCTCCGTGTATTGTTTGATCTTGTCAACCTGCAAGTCGCACCACGTTTCGTGGGTACCGTCTTCCTTGTAGATTTTTACGACTGGCATTGAACGATAATTTAGCTTGCGGAACCGCTCGTAGTCGTCCGCGTCTGCTGTGATGGTTTGCACTGGCATGACCTGTGACAGCTTATATACTGTTCGCCGGCACTTTTGACAGTGCGGCTTCGTGTAGATGATTGCCTGTGCTCGTTGCTCTTCTCTCGTTAGCTGTTCAATGATTGCTTCCTCCGTTCGGCATACGTAACCGTATTCGTTTCTTCTCATACCTGACATGACTTACACCGCCAACTCGAATGTATAGCCGTGGTGATGTTTTTGCCTGCCACAAAGGCAAGCATGTACTCCAGTGTCCTTCAGTCCGATAAGTCTCGAGGCTTTCTTAATACTGTCGAAGTAGTACCGGTGTCCTGAGCTAGTGATGACATAAACCGGACTTCCGTTCGCCTTTGCCATGCGTTCAATTAAAGTACCGTATGTCATATTGTAAAGCCTTGTGCACCATTCCAGATTAGATACATTGTTGTTTGTCTTGTCTTCGTCTTTGTGGTTTACTTCGGGCAAGTTGTCGGGGTTCGGCAGAAACGCTTCACTCACAAGACGGTGAACGAGTTTTTGCTCAACTTTTCCATCTCGATGTAGGCCAACCTGAATATACCCAGCACCTGCTAAATTGTAAGCGAGCACTTTCCCTTTTAAACGGTTGCCTCGCATATCCACACGGTCAAGACTCCTTACTCGGCCAAGATTGCTAACCTGATATAGTCCTTTGTAATCTTCAATATTTTTCCAAACTTCAGTTGAGTTCATAAGTGCACCTCAATCTTTCATCGTCATAAACGAACGCATACAGCAGATGTTTGCCCGTGGTGAAGCCATTCTTAATCTCATAGGGATCATTTGGCTTTGCCGTCCCAAGCTGGCGCCACATAATGCCACGATCATCTTTAAACCGCTCGCTATGATAGTGGCCTGAGTGAAGTTCGTATGTTTTTGCCATATTGAATATCTTTTTGTACTCAAATGGAAAAAGTCCTGTTAGCTTGTCCTTGGCTACATCTCCGTGTGCGAGCATAATGCCAACATGCCCTAGCAAGTATGCACAGCGCCAGTCGGTTGCCGGATTACTGTCATTGAGATCAACCTGTACTTGTGGATAGCGATCTATCAGCGCATAAAGAAAAGCGTATTCGAGATCTCCTGAATGGTTGCCGAACACGCTCTTGATTGATACGCGATTGCTATATTCAATTGCCAGCGGAACAATTTGATCAAACAGCTTCACAGCATCATGGAATGCCTGACGCATGTTTGCGTGATCTAGTTGTGTTCCTCTAACCGTTTGTGTTGCATGAATCTGATCACTATGGAATAGATCTCCCAATTGCTCGATCACAATCTCGTTGTAGCCGTCCATGATGATCTCTCTGAGTTGGCTCACCATGTCCTTTAGATCGGCGAATGTTGTCCAGCCAAAATGCAGGTCAGGCAATGGGATGACTAAGTTGCGATCGCCCGATTTCTTCATGCCGTAATTAACCGGCATGATTTTGTCGTTGAACGCTTCAGCCATTTCATTTATCGATAAACCTTGTTTCGGCTTTACGCGAATATGAATGCTGTACTGCGGAACTGTGCCATTTTCGGTACTATGCTGCTCATACACTTTGTAGTCGCCTAAGACCATCTCGAACTTATCAGGATCGTATCCACACAACTCCATCAAAGTCCGTGGGTCTTTATTTGGCTCATGCTTGAGTCTCATTAAGGCCGTGACCGTTTGACTACCATCAGCATTAAGAGCTACTTTTCTATCAACGGGTTGGCTCTTTCTATCTGTTTTCGCTGAATCATATTCATTCTTCAATGGCTTCTTAAATTCGATCCCAAGCCGTCTTGCCTTGCCTTGAAGCGCATCATAGCTAATTCCGAGTTTGTCGGCTGTCTCGCGTCTGGTAAATCCTTCAGAGGCGAGCTTTCTAATGTCACCGATCTGTTCATCTGTCCATTGCATCTACTCGCCTCCTGAAATATAATAGCCGTGAGCCACATGTGACCATGGTGCTCTTTTCATTTTTATTCCTCAGGCTCTCGGATTCGTCCCCGAGAGCTTTTTTTGTTGCTTAAAAAATTTCGATAAGTTAGAATTAAATTGTTCCCAACAGATACTCATTTTCACTCCTTTGTAATACCCTTTCTTTAGGCTCTCGGACCCCAACCGAGGGCTTTTTTAGTATCCTTATACACGGGATGTGCTATTATGTAGCCATGAGCAGTGGCTTTTTTCCTCCAAGTCAATTGCTACTGTTCACACATATGTTTCGTTTTTTCATCCTTTTGGCCCTTGGACTGATCTCTGAGGGCTTTTTTGTTGCACAAAAATAGCACCTCACCGTTTGGCGGAGTGCTTGAGTAAATAAAAAGACGCCGTGGCGTCCTGATGTAACATCACCGTTCCTGAAACATATTTCCGAGTACTAAAAAAAGAAAAAATATAAGGATAATGGTCTCAATGATCCCCAAAGCAATAGTTAGTAGCCAAACACTTGTGATGATTATCGATAACCATGAAGTGTCCTTTACGTTGAAAAATAATTCTGCAAAGCTTAAGACTGATGAAGAAAAGAAAGCCGCAGTTGCAACGAGTAATCGACTCATCAATTTTAGATCTGTATTCATTTCTCTAAGCTTAATCAGTAGCTCTGAACTTGTATTCCCAGGAATAATTGAAAAAACCGCAAAGAGAAAAGCGGTAGCAATGGAAGAAAAAGAAAGGGAGGCAGACATAACATCAGTGTAGTTATTTATTTTTCTTGGACACAGCTGAAATAAAATTGCGCCTGCACCGATCAAAAATGAAACAACTAAAGCGATGCGATCCCTATGAAATGCCTCTTTAATCATTTTGATAGCAACAGGTTTTCTCATTATATCAATCCCATTCTAGGTTATATCTAGCTTTCAAAAAATTCATTTTTTGTTGGTAAGCCCAAGAAAGAAGATTAAAATAATCTTTAATCGTAATTCCCTTCTTCGAGTCGTAATTTATGGTCCCATCATACTTTAAGCGGTTTTTAATAAAGTCCATTTCTTTTTCAGATCCATCAGCAATACCTTTAACAACCGCTGTTTTCGTTTCTAGCCCGCTTTGAGTTGATAATAATTCATCAATCTTTTTCTTAGCTTTTCTCTTGGTTAGATCTGGCCCCATCATCACAACCTTGATGGTCTGGCTGTTCATATCAGAAGCCGCCTCCAGATCTTTAAACTCACTTTGTGCATTATTTGCAAATGCAGAAAAATTATCAGGCGAAGCGACTGCATAACTGAACTCGAGTAATAGGTCTAAACCGTCAATATCAGTTGTACTTTGACCATCAAGGATCATTTGTAGGAACGCACCGGGACAGTTGAATCCTCTTTTGAAAAAACGCATCAACTGTTGATTTGTCAAATCGCCAGACTGACGTACTCGTAATAAAATCCTTCTAAATGGATCATAAAGAACCGGACTATTAATTAAAGGACCTATATTGCCGTCATCAATCTGTTTCATCAGCTCTTTAGCTCTAGGAGAGTCCTTCTGCATTCCTTCTAGTTCATTTGATAATGTTTTTAATCGAATATCTGGTCGCATTGTTAAGTCCCCAAATCTAACTGGTTCATTTGGGTTTACTCTTTGAATGTTCATCATCAACGCAAAGGTCTCAAGTACTTTCCCTCCAGGCAAAATTTGATCTCCTAGAGGAACCTTTTCCATTGAGGATACGTAGACCTTGTTGTCGTCAATAATGAATTCTGGAACTTTAGAATATTGCTTTTTTTCAAACACTTTCCAGAGATCTAGGACACTTTTCCGGAACGAATCCCTATTTGTTCTTTTGCCAAGTGCCATTTGATAGAAATAGACTCTTGCAGATTTGTATTTATTATCTGACATAATTGCATCTCCCAAATATTGTTTGTGATCTCAGTATAACAAAAATGGTGGTGGGTGGGTTCCCATCACCAACAAACAATATTTGGTGTACCAGCATTATATACGAACATATATTCGTAAGTCAACCGATACAATGTGGCTGGCGGGACCTGCACCCGCTGAATCTCTTCTGTCAGTCACCCAGCTCGCTCGCCCATTGTCAGCTAGGGTCATCGCAAGCTGTGTCCGGTCGCTAAACTGGACAATGTGGCCGGTGGGAATCGAACCCACACACATGACGTCCATGTGCTTTACCAAATACGGCCTCTGTGCTGTCCGTTTATCGTCCCCTCAACGGTAAGAGTGGCTTTTAGCCGTAACAGACGATACAGCACATTGCGTTCTGGGTAACCTTTCGGCCCCGAACTATCCCGCGCTGGAATCGAACCAACAGCCGCACGCGGCTTCCACATCGGGATTACCTTGCCACAGCTTTATCATCACTGAGGCTCGGAGGAAAAATGCGGTGTCTCAGGCTTCTCACCTTTGGCACAATACCATCATAAGGCGGAAATCCCGACAATTAGTCCGCAAAGTGTCCGCAATTAGTCCGCAAAGTGTCCACTCTGCTTTTTTACCAAGGTAACTAATGGACACAACTCAGCAAATGCGTACAGTGCCCGATTTCTAGCGATATAAAAAGCTGATCGTTCCATTTTTACTTTCGCCACAATGGCTTCATTAGTTAGACGCTTGCTTGGTGAGATAATATATGTTTCCCACAAGATGATCCGGTAGTCTTCATTCTCTATAGATTCAATGGCACCTTCACAGCACGCTATATAGTACAGCTCGTCAGCGTGCGATACGAGCTTGTCCTCGGCTTTGTTGCCATAGCTAGGTGACTTGGGGATGCCGTCCATAACGGGGCTTCTGAGCGCGATTTTGGTGCGTTGAGCGAGCCGCTTGTGATGCCAGTAGTTCCCCAAGACCTCTTTGGCGTTTTCAATTGTTTTGTCATGATCAATTGGGCTAAAATATCTCGTTGCTCGCACCACTGCGTCCACTCCTTATGGTATAATTAAATTTGTAAAAGTTTGGGGAAACGGCGTGCCGTAATGGTGCGCTTTTGTTTTTTGTGATATACTTGCTGTTCAAATAATTCGATTTGATAGACTGAGTCGTCCTGTTAATCCGGGGCGACTTTTGCTATACTACCTTTGGAGATGCTTTCTTATGCGTGTTAACCTTATAAGTTGGGGAACAATCTGATTCAAGCATCTCCCGCGCGTTGCTTATGTGACGCGCTTTTTGGTATACTGTATACGGAGGCCAAATCCTAATCTTTTATTTAATTCACTCTCAATCGTACGTCTGGCCTCCGGCGCGTCCTTCACCAGACGCGCTTTTTGTTTACAATCATTTTCCTCTTTTCCAGTTAGCCCACATCCATATTGCAACACCCGCGATGAGCAATATAACGGCAATCATCTGTTTCATTTCTGCTTCTCTCTGATTGCATCCGAAATGTCCCAAAGTGCAAACAAGACTGCTATCAGTGTCAAACCAGTAAATGTTTTGTAAACTCCAAAATTCATATATTTTGCAGGTAAAAATGAAGACGCCAGAGCTAACATGAAACCAATCCATGACATGAAACGGTAAGGCCTTATTTTCATCGCTTTCTCTCCAGTAGCTGTTTGTCTTCAAAGATGTTCCCGATGACCTCACACGTCTCAACGCCACTTTGGAAAATGGTTGCAAGTGCATTTGCGTCATAACTCCATGATGCCGGTATGCCTGCCAAATCAAATGCTGGGTATCCCTCATCGCCAAACCATTTTACAGTTGCTACATATGATTCACCGTCTTCTCCTGTGACTTTCAGAATATCTGACTCGTAGATCTCTCGTCCGTTCTTGTCGTGCAGGCCGGTAAATTGTTCGATAATGTATTGCTCATTATCCAAGAATCCGGCAAAGCACTCTTCGTCATAAACAGCATCCTCACCATCGTCATACTTAACACAGCCACTCAGCATGTCGTATGCTCTTTGTATGTCATACAAGTAACACTCATTTTCCTTATCCCACGCTCTGAACTTAATCTCTCGTTTCATTTCTCCGCCTCCAATTTCACGATTTCGCCTGTTTCCTAAACGCGCCAGACACCTAGCACCCATGCACGGGCGAAGACTGAATCATTGCCATAATCGAAGCCCTTTCCCCAAAGCCATTCCGAGATACAACCAGCATTCTCAATCCCAGATGTCAGAGACATGTGCCCCCTGTTAGTCTTGATATATTTGCCCACCGCTTTCGGAATCACTGGCAGATCATCTGGCAAGGATGTGCCATATTCCTCCAGATAATTTGGCTCATCGCCACAGTAGTATGGGCTTCCGGTTTCGCTGGTATATGCGTCAGAAACCTCGGCGTAGCATTCTGCTAATTTCTCCAACACGTCCCGCTTCGTCTCATTGCCCGTCATATCCTGTCACCTCTCCAGTTTCCTCAACGATCCACAGCCCACGGCTCCATGCCTCTGCAAAAACACTTTCACTATTTTCAATATAATCAACTACTGAAAAGTCATCGCTGGTAGAGTCTACTGATTCAAGTTCATCACGTAAAGACAAGGAACCATAACTGCCTTTTATTTCCTCTGATACCGCTAACGGTATTGTGGGTAAATCATCTGGCAACGCGGCGTCATAGCGTTGTATTGCCTCACTCAAGCATTCAGCCGTCAATGGGTCTTTAAGTGCCTTTATCATGTCAAGATAATACTCGAGCACGTCCCGCTTCGTCTCATTGCTCATCGTCAGTCACCTCTTCTTTTTCGCAGTCCTGTAAGCCGTAATTCTCGATCTCTGATTCGGTGAACTTTCCACGAAGTTCTTTATCCGCTGGGCAAATCGTCAACAAATCTGTATCGCCAGACTTGTAATACCAAGCCTCTTTGGTATGTGGCACCTTGACGTTGTATTTCTTCTCCTTTGCCACGGTGTAGCCGTTGACGTAAGCGTTCATCAGCAGCTCTTCGTCATCATCGCCATAGAAAGCAATGCTGCTTGCTGGGTACTTGCCGCTATGTGCACGTTCAACGATTTCTGCTTGTTCTTTGGTTAGGACTACCTTTTCAGGCTCCTCAACGAACGTGACAATGTGACCGCCATACTTTTCCGCCCATGCAAGCGCAATATCAATATTTCTTACAGCGGTTCCTACCGGACTGTTCCACCAAGGTGCCGTACGCTCAACGGTCAAGTATTCCCCATGATCGTTCTTAATAAGGTATATTTTCTCTTCGCTCATTTTTCGTCCTCTACTTTCTTGATAATCAGTGGTTCCGGAATATCGACCTTAATGTTGTCGCCACGGCTGTTGTGCGACTCCGTGTGCTTGGCCATGTTCTCGTTTATCCAGCGGATACACTGAGATTGATACTTGGCTCGGTAATACTCGGTTCCTGTGTTTAAACCTGCTACTGCGTACATTTGTGTGCCTCATTTCACTCTTTATCACGATGATACTTTTCCAAAATTGGCTTGAAATATTTTTCTTCAGCATCGCGCCGTGCTTTAATGGCGTCCTCTTTCTTTGCGAATCCAGAGTCCAAAACAAGGACGCCCTTAAAATATAGACGCGCTATCCACAATTGCCTTGGCCCTTTCCAATAAACACCTTTTACACTGCTTTTATTTGCTGATGATATTTTGTCGTTCAACGCTGATAATTTTGTATGTTCCTTTAAATCGTGGGTTCGACTCCACTTATGAGCTTTTTCCAGGTTCTCACGGGAAATACTGGCTTGGAGACAACCACAAGATTTGGTATATCCTGATTTTAGAGAGCCCGCTCGAACGAACACGGTATTTCCACAGTCACATTTACACTCCCAAACACGATGTCCGTGATCCACATACCCAGCATCTTTGATTGCGACCAATCGGCCAAATCTCTGCCCAGTTAGATCAATTCTTGCCAACTCAATCACACCTCCTTAATCGATCTCTTCTGCTTCAATCTCAACACGTGGTTGATCGCTGTACCATTTGCCAACATGGATTTCGACTATTTGGTTGTCGTCTTCCCATAAAATACCGGTAAGCGCATCTGATACAGACTTGTAGTAGTTGTCTACATCCGGCTTAACTGTTGGCCTAACTTTGCCTTCTTTTTTCTGCCTTATTAAGGCTTTGCTGCCAGACTTTTGGAGCGGACGGTATATTTCCATTGCAACCCTTATTGGGCCGCTTAGAGGCTCAATATTTAGTTCTAAAGCCACGTTCTTAACGTGCTGCTTATAGTTTCTTGATTTATTCGGGTCGTAAGCATGACCCATTCGCGTGAACCTCGGCCGGCCTTGTGGCACTGGGTTGCCAGGTATCGTTAGCCTTATCACGCTGGCTTCACGTCCTTGTGCTCAATCATGCTTTTGCCTCCTCAAAATTTTTGTTCTGGTAAACTCACGTTTAGCTTTTGCAAGTATCCTCGCCAAATGTCGTATGTGTTTTGACAATAAGCTCGCGTTACTGGATCAGTTTCTTTTGTCGGTAAATATGCACTAGTTTCCCCATAATATTCTGACTCAGCCGTCTCTAACGCATTGACTAATGTCACGTATGCCCATTGGCACCAAAACTTCTTCATACCAGTATCGGCTTGTTGCGCCTTTTTTAGATATTCCGCGGCTTCATCAAGCTGCAGAATAACGAACAGCGAGTATTGATAATGTCCCTCCTGCATGTACTCATTGAACTCTTTAAGTGTCATAGTTGGATAAGCCATTTCAATACGCCACCTTGAACTGCAACTTTGGTGCGAAAAAACGAAAATCAATGCTGCCAAGTGCTCCTTCACGATTTTTTGCAATTGTTAAAGTCACAGTACGGATATCTGATTTTTCGTTCTGCCGATCACTGTTCCAAAGGAATCCAACCGCATTGCTATCTTGTTCAATTGATCCCGACTCTCGTAAATCTGATAGTACCGGTTGCTTGTCCTGACGATTCTCAATACCTCGTGATAATTGACTAAGCAAAACAATCGGGATACCAAGCTCGTTGGTCAGCACTTTGAATTGACGGGTGATCTCTTCGATTTGCAGACGGCGATCGGATTGGCTACGAACACCAATCAGCCCAAGATAATCAACAATCGCAAGGTATCCTTTATCTGCATCAGCGGCTCGCTGCCGCATTGTTTTGACGATCTGCGGTAATTCCACCTGCTTGTCGTAAAGCTGCAAGTGATAGTCTTTAAGGACGTTTCCCGCCTTTTCAACCTCAACCTTCTCAGCATCGCTTAGACTTTTCTGTGGGTTGATGAATTTACCAGCACTGATGCCAGTCTTGCAGGCCAACAAGCGGTTGTAGTTTTCTGCATTTGACATTTCAAGCGAAAACATATCAACTGTCAATTCCGGTTGCTGTTTCAAAGCCTCAATGATGAGATTGACCGCGAATGCTGATTTACCGACACCAGGGCGCGCACCAATCGTCAACAAACGTCCCGGCATCAAGCCACCACCAAGAATATTGTTAAGAGTGAAGTACGTTTTAATCCCATTGTCAGTAGCACCGTGGATCATTTTGTCCTCCATGTCCGCTGCCAAATCTGCAATGCTACTTTCAGTTACCGTCTGGCTTGCTGCAGTCGCATTCTGTGAAGCCTCCATCATTGCTGTCAGGTTGTCCTCACTTGGTTCTTCCGAGTACGCTTGTGCTGCTTTAATGAGCTGACTACGGAAATAGTCCCGCTTTAGCTTGCCAACCCACCAGTCAAAACGTGAGGTGCCAAAATCACTGGTCATAATGTATTGCCAATCTGCTGCTGACATCACGCCTGGATGAGCTGTTGCAAAACCATCCTGCAATTCCAGCGTATCTACGTCACCTGGCAACTTGTTCATGTAGGCAACTACTGCAGCGTATTGCTGGCTGTTAAACCATTTAGGATCAATCCATTCAGACTTGATGAGTTCCGGCTTCGTATATAGTCCATACATGACATGTGGTTCAGGATTGCTAGGGTCATAAAGTTTTTTTGTCAAGCTTGTTGCCTCCGTTCATCGTATTCAGCAATGTAACGTTTAGCATCTTCTGGATCGATCGGAATACCCTGCGCTTTGATTTCCTCAAGCACGCGATCTAGGCTGTTGTAATCAAGGTACATAGCGATGGCTGTTTGTTGCGGGTCAAACTTCGGCTTTCGAGCTTCCTGCTCATCTCGTTCTTCCTTTACGACCTCAAGGTAATCGTTCCATGACTCTTGGTTGAAGAAAGTACTACCGTCTTTGACAAACCGCTTCTCTGTGCCTTTGCTATTGATTAGCTGTCGATAAGCCACAATGCCATCCTGAATTTGTCTGTTGGTAGCAGGGTTCTTCTTTCTACTAATTACCCGTTTGTAAGCAGCTAACGCCGGCTTCTTGCCGATCTTCTTTGGATACAGTTTCCATAGCTTTTCAAAGTCACTCTCTAACGTGCTGGATGCACGTATGTTTTTATTAATACTTGTATTATTCTCTTGCCCGTTTTTGGGCATAGGGTATACCCGTTTTTGGCTATAGGTATTACCATTTTCGGGCATAGGGTCTGTACGAATTTTGATATACCTTTTTTCAATTTCTTTGGTACCGTCTTTGTATTTGACATGACGTTCAATATATCCGCTGTCTTCTAAAGCACGTAGCCATCTTTGTATAGTGGTTTGACCTACCTCGTACAAAGTCATAAAGTACTGATCGCTCGCCCAACAAGAGCCGCTCTTACTGCTGAGTGCCGTGATCTCGCTGTACAGAAGCTTTGCTCCTTGTGGTAGCTGTTTGTCATAGCGCACACCTGCTGGAATGATGGCATAGTAACTAGGGCTTTCATTCATGATCGACACCGCCTTCCTAGAATGGAAGATCATCATCACTGATATCGATTGGCTGACCGTTGTTGGCAAATGGATCGGCTGCATTGGTTTGGTTTGCTTGTGCTTGTGTACCGAAAGACGGATTAGAATTTGAAACAGATGCAGCTTTGCTATCTTTCCAGCGGTGCTGAATCTGCGGGAAATCCGTTGGCTCCCACTTCTTGATATGCGGATAGGTTTTACCGTTGTATTCTTCGTTTTTGACGGTAACTTTAACAGCATGGCCCGTGAAATCTGCAAGCATCGCCGCAAGATCAGCCCACTTCTTATGGTCTGGAATGCCAGCATTTTTGCCAATCATGAATAGGTATCCCATTGCATACTCTCCGGTGTCTTTCTTTGGATATTGGTTGTCGAAGATATGCTTGTTCTGATATTTCTGTGGAACGTCATTGCGTACAATTAGATCAAACTTGATAAACTCACGATCTTTGTAGTTGTCAAATCCAAAGCGGTTAATAACGCATTCATATACACCATCTTGAATGTCGCCATTTCCTTCTGCTGCTTGTGAGTAGTCCATTGTGATAGCCATGTTTTAGTCCTCCTGTTTGACTGATTTTTCCTGATTTCCAAATTTGAATAGCTCGTTAATTGGCACCAACTTTCGATTGTCTAATCTGTTTTTAGCAAAGATTGCATCGGTTCCCTCAAGAATGACGCCACGGCCATCAGTCTTGGGATTAACTACTACGCGTCCTACAACGTCCGTCAGTCCTAATAGTCCGTCACGTACGCTGTCACGAATTGCTGGTGCATACTGGCTGAATGATTGCCCAGTTTCGCTCGTAACATCTCGTGTGTTTTCCCAAGCAGTTACTAGCACGTTTACTGGTGCGTCCATGAAGATCATGGTCATGATGCGGGCAAAGTAATTTGTCCACCTTGAGTAATCCTGAAGCTCGTTGCCAATACCGTTTTTACTGTGCCTACCCATCTCAACAAACCAGTCTTTTTCGAACGCTGAAACGTTGTCGATCACCAGATTGTCATATCCGGAAACACGTTCAGCCAGATTTTTCAGAAATTCTTTCCATTCTTCGCTTGGCTTACTTCGGTCAAATGGTTGCACATCGATGTTCGGTGCACCAGATAGCACTTTTGAACTGTCATCCAGATCTAGCACGAGTGTTTTGCCATTAAGATTGCGGATAGCTGACGTCTTACCGACACCAGGCTTTCCATAAATCAAAACTCGCCAGTTATTTGTTCGATCAATTGAAGATGCATGTTTAATTGGCTGCATCTACCGCACCCCCAGTCCAATGTTCTCAACCAGTCGCGCGTTTGGTACCTCGCGGCCAGCTTGTAACGCTTTCTTCAAGTCAGCTTTGTTTACCATCAACGTGGTCTTAATGAACTCTGGTGGCAACTTATTCGGGTCTTCTGGTGCTTCCACGCTCACTGTTCTGCGAGTGTAAATACTGAACAGTGGTGTATGAATGTGTTCACGACCAGTTTCAACCATCGCTTGCGCCAATCGTGATTTGATTGTCGCAGCGTTTTTCTTGGCACTTGTCTTTCGTTCTTGCAAACGCCTGATTTCAGCGTCGATTTCTTTGATGTCTGCTTCGACTGATTTATAGACTTTGACATAGCCAACCGCCTTATCATCAAAGTCGCCCTCAACCATTTCCATCGTGTCAGCAATAGCTTCTGGATCAGCCTTGCCACTTTCTGCCAGTCGTTGCAAACTGGTCAATTTGTCTGTTAAGTCGTATAATACTGACATCTAATATTTTCCTTTCTATCAGTCGTTGGTCTGGACGCCAGCGGCTTTTTTCATGACTTGTTTGATAATGAATAGGATTGTGTCGGCGCCATCTTCCTGACCCATTGCGTATGTTTGCTTGGAGTCTGTATTGTCAGGACCATAATCATAAGCAACCTTGCGATATGCTGCGATCTGGCGGTTCGCTTCGGCTAAAATGTGCTCGTATACCTCATTAGTCATTAGGTCATCCCCTTAGTTTTGCTAGTCGTGCACGTAACTTCTCTTTCTCGGCAAGCAACATCTTTGCAATCGGTGTGTGGTTGCCGCGCATAATGTCTAACGTCAATTTGTTGTGTTCGTTCAGTAAATCACCAATGGTACGTTCTGCTTCATTCAATCCACTGCCTCCAATTTCCGCTGTGGCCTAAGCAGTGACCAATGATCACGCCGAAGGCACCACCAATTAGTAAATATTCAATCATTATTTGCCCTTCTCTCTAAGTGACCTTGAAATCTCTGGGAACCATTTGTCTAAGAAGTCGAGCCATGGTTTCGGATGAAACAGATACCCCTTTTTTCCAGGCGGTGGATATGAAACCACGGTATCTTGCAAGAACTTGTGGAAGCGTGGGACGTTCAAGATATTGTTAACTACCCACGTGTTGTTATGTCCTTCGACATAGCTTGTTGCGGTTGTGAGCGTCCACATACCTCGTGCTGCTAGCTTGCGTTTTAACTCTTGGTTCTCCTTGATCATCTTTGTCAGTTCTTCTTCATCGACCGCTAAATACTTTTTGCTTGAAATCTGATCATCTTCAACAACCTGTAACAGTGGCATGGCATTTCCTCCTTTCCTGTGATGGTGCGGAGTTTTTCACTTTTTTGTGATAAACCCATTTGTATAGTGACCGCCGTTTGGGGTTTTCGCCGAAAACGGCGAAAAGTCTTTACCTTCGATAAATCTATTGCATAGCGACTGACGTTCTCACATCCCGAAGTGCTGTAACGTCAAGGACAGTAGTGCAAGAAATATAGCGATGACTGCGAAAGTACGTCCCAAGTCTTCGTCATTCACTTGCATTTCCTTCTTTCTTTTGGCCTCCCGTTGGCAGATAATTTGGTGGGAAGGAGATGATATATATGAATGATGAATACGAACGTCTTACAAACGATGCAAAGTATTTGCTGTTACAGCTATCGTCAAAATACTTGGAAAGTGTTACTGATGGAAAATCAAAGAGTGATGCAACAACAATGGGTTCTACACAGCAAGTCCGTGATGACGTTATGCCTCAGTGGTCCCTACCAGATGTTTCGTTTACGATGGCTGAGCTTCGAGACGCCGGTTTTATGAAACTATGGCCGGGCGACGGTTGTTATTACAATTCGTTCATCACCACACAGGCTATTGCGTGGCGTGAGCAAAAGTTTGGCAATGATGTCAAAAAGGTTCTTGATGCCATTACTGGTGTCAAAAAACTAATTCCGTTCTTTTAGCCGTATGGGATCCAGTCCTTAGCCGTGAGATCATCGCTGTATGGCATCCATTTTTGACTTGGATCTTGTCCTATTGATGTCATGAGGAACCCAGCATTTGTATTGGTCGGTATAAGAATCATCGGACGAGGAAACCACGCCTTACGAGTAATCCCTCTTTTTTGCGTCTCCGCTTTCTTAATCGCTTGGTTGATATACATTATCTTGTCTTCTCCTTATCATTTTGTTGGTAACGTCCTAGTGACGAAGGCTAACGGCGTTGCTGCAATCAAGAACCTTAATCTGGAGAGTTTGGATTCTAACGCCCAATGAGTGACAAAGCGGTTTTCAGAGCTGCTTCTTCTTGATCGAGCGACAATTCGCTCATGCTAGCGATCAAGCTCAATGCTATTTGTGCAAGCATCTCTTGTTCATAAGGTGCTTGCTTTTTTTCATTGCGTTCGTTCATACCGTCATCCCCTTTTGTAGAAACTTGTTGATAAAATACTGCTGGCCTTTTCCGGTTACCTTTGGGGTCTTCTGAACTGTTACATGGCCGTCCGAGTGACTGATCGCCGTTTCCTTGACCTCGAACAAGCCTAGCTCCATCGCGCGTTGTGTCGGCGAGTTATAGTCGGCACCAATCCGTTTAATCAAATAGCCTTGCTCACGTAGCCAGGCGAACAACCGCTTGGCACCAATGTCAACTCCGTTCTGTTTGAGCACCTTGGCAAGATCACCGACCAAGATAGTTGTGTGACTTGTGGCTACCGCGTCTGCAAACAACGCTTTAGGCTTCATATCTTCAATCTGTTCAGCCTGACTAGCTGCCAGCTTCAATGCCTCGGCATAACTTCCCGGGATCACATATCCCGTCTTTATCTGCGTCTCCATGCTGTTGAACGCGTTGATGTAACTGATCTTGAACTGAAGTGCCTTCTTACCGGTGAATCCCATAGCCAGCAATGTGAAACCGTCTCGGTTCATGTAGTACATTGGATATTGCTTACCACGGTTGTAATACGTTGTCTCGGCAAAGAATTTGGCGGCCGATTTTTCGGCTGCGAGATTGCTGATAGTTTCAAGAACATGTTTGTGGTCTTTTCCAAATACCTCGGCCACACGCAAGCTAGTTGTCATCGCTTGTTTGTTGTGCATGATTACTAATTCGTTCAATGTGTTTCCTTCTTTCTGTGACATAATCAGATTTATAGGAGATGAAATCTATGAAATGGTCAGAGTACTTTTCTTTAGCTGCAGTTTTTATCAGTTTTTTAGCTCTTGTTGTGCCAATTATGAGATTGCAGCAGAAAGCAAAAGTTCTTGAAATTCTTTCTGTTCCAACATTTTCTTGGTCAACTTGGATTTACGTTGTAGTCTCGAATCAATCAACTGCGCCACTTTCAATCCATGGTGGTTCTCTTGACGGAATCCGTGTGTACCGTCATAAGCATTACTTTGCAGATCGTCCAGGCGAGGGAAAGCAATATTCAAGCGAATTCCCGGTAAAAATTCCGCCTCAAAGTTCTGCAGGAATTTTGATGGAATTTGTTGATAGAACAAAGCATCCTTTAGATAGGTCAAGTAAAATTGAGCTAGTTCTTAATGCTGATAGACATCCGCTAAAGAAAACCTTTGTCATAAACCACACTTCTGTAAGAGCAGAGACAGCATTGCAAGAAATATAGCGATGCAAGCAAGTGCTTGACCTGCATGGTCATTATTCATTACGTGCTCCTTCCTGCCGCCCTCGTGGCGGTTTTTCTATGCCGTATGAAACTTGGCTAGTTCGTTCATACCGGCATCCCCTTTCGTTCTCTATCGGGAACGTTATCTGTAAAAAAAAGATCCAGTTGATTGGCGCCGTATCCCAAAATGCTTGCCATTTTTACTAATTCGGTAGCGCTAATTGTTGTAATGCCGTTCTCACGCTTAGCGTACGAAGAGCGGGTATGCCATCCCATAGCTTTCGCCATTTCATCTTGGTTCATTCCTTTTGCGATACGTTCAGCACGAAGACGTTTTAAATTTAGTGTCATTGTATTGCCTCCTTTCGTTTCCTTTTGGGAACATCTAAAGAATATCATCAGCGTTCCCATGTGTCAACGATTATTTCAAAAAAATATTCAGATATTGTTTTTTGGTGCCCCTATTGTGCACAATCGGGAACGGTGTTAAAATCATTCTTGAGGTGAGATACATGAAAACAAATGATGAAATAATCAAGACTTTGAATGATCTTCGCAACCGTGAAGGGATTTCAATCAGTGAACTAGCACGCCGTGTTGACATGGCAAAATCGTCTGTGTCTCGCTACTTCAATGGAACGCGTGAGTTTCCATTAAACTATGTTGATAAATTTGCAAGTGCTTTACACACAACTCCGGAAAGCCTAATAGGAGTTTCTCCTGTAGATCCTTTTAAATTAAAAAAACTAAATGTTCACTCTTATCCATACATTCCAGCTGATATATCGGCTGGAATCTTGTGCAATGTCGATCCGCTAACTTCCGATGACGTAGAAACGATTCAACTGCCAGATAGTGTTATGGGAAGATATGCCGGAGACAGTAGCATATTAATGATGCATATTAATGGCGAATCAATGAATCAAACGATTCCGGACGGATCTTTAATAGCAGTCAAGCAATACAACGACATTCAAGACCTAAAGGACGGGGACATTGTTGTGTTCGCAGATGATGGTGACTACGCAGTCAAATATTTCTATAATGATCGTCAAAAGCAGATTGTTACCTTCATTCCGGATTCAACTGACAAAAGATTTAGCCCCATCATGTACACCTATGAAGACCTTGAAGAAGAGAATGTCAATATCATTGGTAAGGTAGTCGTATACACAGTAGTTCTATAAAAGCTTACGTCCAAACCCTGATCGACGTTAAAAGCTGGATTTTTTGGAGGGGAATAATGAAACTACTTATCTTAATTGCCTTTTTGGGATCGCTCCTATTGGCTGCAATATTTGGCACATTGTCTATAGTTCAAAGAAAGGATCCGAGAAAACTAAAGCGGAACCTTATTATTACCGCATTGTCGGCGGTAGCATTTATTGCAATCTTTTTTTGGATTGGCACCTACTCGGGAGAAAGCAAGAGGTCAGCTGCGTCTAGTTCGTCTTCAAAAGCTGAATCGTCAAAGGTCGAGTCGTCACAAGATGATGATGACAGTTACGAAGACACTGATAGCGATGACTCTGATGATGAAGAATCATCAAGCACAGAAACATTCAACGCTGCTGACTACAACACTGGGATCACTTATGAACAGTTGGCACGGACTCCGGACGACTACAAGGGTAAGAACATCACTTTAACAGGCGAAGTTATTCAAGTCGTTGAGGGTGACGATGAAACTGATTTGCGTGTTGCAGTTGATGGTAATTATGACAATGTAATTATGGTCGGTTATGATCCAGATATTATGAACGGCTCTCGCATTCTAGAAAATGACAAGATCACCTTCTATGCTGAAAGCTTGGGTACCACCACTTACAAATCTACCATAGGTGGCAAAATCACAGTTCCATTGGCTTTGGCCAAGAAGATAGATGACGCCGGAACCGCTCCCGACGACTATGGTGATTAGTCCCTTCCCCCACGCAAGCGGCGTCTCCGTGCAAGCCGGAGAGTGGGGCTTGTATCGCATACCAAATAAAGGATGTGAGTCATCATGCTAAAAAAGATAGTTGCCATCTTACTCATTGTTTTGTTGGCTGGCGCAACAACCGCTTGCGCTAGTGATCAAGACGATGATCAAGATGTCGAGCAGTTTAACTGAGCGTTGGCGGGATACAAAAGCTTGGTATTTAAGATAGGAGACAGCAAAATGGATCGGCCAATAATTAATGCCATCTACTTCACGGAGAAAGACAAATCCAAACCGATGATGGTGCTCCCGTTAGATAGCACTAAACTTCACATCGATATTCACGTTCAAGTCATTAATTTCACTTTAGATAAGCATACGTTAACTTTGTCCGTAAGCGATCAGAACGGAAACGTTATGCTCGAAGCTAGCCAGCAACCCATGGACGCCTCTTCATTGAAGGCAAGAGGAACATATGGCATTGTTGATGCAACTCTTTTCGTTGTATTTGACAAATTAGAGCTTAAGGGAGTGAATCGGCTAAGGTTTGATATATCCTTCGATAATGATGCTAAGGCTACTGCATATCTGTTTGTTTCACGAGGTGACAAGAATGATTGATGCCGGGATTAGCAAAGTTATCTTTAGAACTGATACAGAGATAAAACGATCCTCTTCTATAAGGGCATTCATCAAGGGATATAGGATTACTACGGCAACGGGTAAAAGCAAAACAGAGTATAATAAAACCAAGGAGGCGGATAACATGACAAATGAAAATACCGTGACTCAAGATCAATTAAAGTTTGCAGAGCAAGACGCTAATCACAAGCTTGATATTATCAACATAAAGATTGACGCACTAACAAAATCGGTTAATGCAATTTCAATCAAAGCTGACGGACTCGATGAACTAAAAACTACTACTGCTGTTTTATCTGAAAAAGAGTCGACAACACGGGCTTTGGCATGGGCCATTGTTGTTGCCATTGTTGGAGGCCTCATTAAGCTGATTCTTTTTTAGTCAAGGCAAGGTTCATTTCAGGCTCACAGCAACGTGGGCTTTTGTTTTCTCTAACTTATTTTTTCACAACTCATTCTCCTTATAGGAGGTATCATCTATGAAAACAATTACAGTAATCTCTTATAAGTTTGGCGAAAAAAGCTGGAAAAACTTCGAAGGAGAACCTATCAAAAAATATGAGCACTCAGTTCTCCTAGACATTTCAAACACCGAAGTCTTTAGTGATAAAGAAAAAACAGAACTGAATTACAAGATCGTTGTCCCCTTTTCTAGAATTAGAGAGAAACGATTAATCAAAGATATTCCACTCAGTAACGTAAACGAGGCGCTTAACAAGAAAAAAGCAAGTAGGAGAAAGTAACGACAAAAAGCGCCTACCCCACCGAATGGGTAGACGCCTAACAGAACGTGACTGCATGATTAGGTGCAATAGTACCAGTTTGTATTGTAGCACAAGGAGGTGTAAATGATGGCCAGCATTAGTAAACGTGGCAAAAAATGGCAATATCGTGTCTCTTACAAGGATAATGATGGAACACGCAAGTATGTCAACAAGGGTGGCTTCCCCTCAAAAAAAGCTGCTGATATAGCGGCAACCGAAGTCGAACGTCAGCATAATCGCGGTGCAAATTTGGATCTTAACAAGATAACGTTAATCGACTACTGGGACAAATGGATTGAGCTGTACAAATCTGGTAAGCATTCTCGTATCACCGAAGCCCGGTATAAAACAATTCGTAAACAGTTATTAGCCTATTGGGGCGAAAGCCGTGAACTAAAATCAATTTCAAAATCAGACTGGCAGGGATTTATCAATGAGTTTGGCAAAAAAAGGGCTAAAGATACAGTCAGCAAATTGAATGGCTATGTTCGCTCAATGGCTGATTCTGCCGTCGATGACCAAATAATATATACTAACTTCACTCATAACGTTGTCCTCACTGGTAATGAAGGCCAAGCAGGAATCATCAAATATTTGCAAGTAAAGGATTTGCGCAAGCTCGTCAATTACTGCCTAGAATTTGCAGACTACGAGCATATTGCTTACTACATCATCGCAACCGGGGCACTGACCGGAGCTAGGTATTCTGAAGTTCTTGGGCTCACGTGGGATCATGTTGATCTTAAAAAGCGCGTTGTACACATTACCAGAACGTGGGATCACAGATATGGCAGCGGCTTTGCTGCTACTAAGAATAAATCAAGTGTACGTGACATCGACATCACGAGAGAACTTGCAGACTTGCTTTTACGTCTCAAGAAAGAACAGCAAGAGGTATACGTTGCTCAGGGATATCGTGATAGCAAACAACTATTATTTCGCAGCATACGGCATAACATGCTATCGAGCACGGCAATTAATAAGGATCTAAGGACGATCGAGAAGGCTCTAGACATTTCCCCCGCGATTACTTTCCACGGGCTTAGACACACTCACGTTTCCTATTTGATTGCCAATCACGTTGACATTAACTATATTTCAAAAAGACTTGGGCATGCCAATACAATGATCACTCAAAAAGTCTACGCTCATCTTCTTGAAGATCAAAGAAAAGAGCAGGTATCCCAGACGCTACAAGCACTTTCTAGACTTTAGCTTGTGCACATTTTGTGCACCGGAGGAAAAAAACAACCGAAAATAAAAGGAAACAAAAATCCCGAAATGCCTTTATACCAGCATTCCGGGAAGCTATAGAAAGCATCTAGAAGCATAAAAACGGAGAGTAAG